GGTAATATGGGTGCTTGGCAATATGTTTTGGATCTCATTGATTGGTGCGGGATTACTTTGGATTATTGGAAGGTATTGGTTTAAGTGAGTGAGTTCCGAACATACGGACAGATGGATGACCCTATCGTAAGAGATGGGGACAGAAGCTTCGTGGGTATCAATAGCTACCTTGAGCCAGAGACTTTGAGTGAGGGTTATGTTCAGGACGCACAGGACATGCGTATGGACGGAGAGCGAGCTAGAGTCAGAAAAGGTTGGGATTTTCAAGCAGGACTCACAGGTATTTCACCATCATATAGCTACAATGCAGGCACAGACCAAGTATGGGGGACGGGAGTTTATAGTGACCCAGATGACGGGAATAAGGAGTGGATCGTTAATGCCACAAGACGCAAAGCCATTCTCTGGAATGAAAGCGAGCAATTGTACGTTAATTACTACACAGTAGGCATTGACCACCCTGACGTAAGCACAGCCAACGACACATTTACTAAGAGCGGTGGACATAGCTTACAGACAGGAAGTGCTGTGCAGGTTACAACAGACCTTACTTTACCATCTCCTCTTGCAATCAACACCACCTATTATGTCATAAAAGATTCTGACACTGTGTTTAAGTTGGCGGCAAGCTATGCGGATGCGATAGCAGGCACACAGATTGATATTACTACAAAAGGAAATGGTGAGCATACATTTCGTGAGACAGTAGATAGCACGGCAAATCCTACGATTGTGCAGGGATTTAATCAGGTGTTCATCCTCAGATATAAGGCAAGACCTTTGGTGTGGGACGGAACGATTACTGCGACAGGCGATGTGGTAAATAGTCAGTTTGTCAGTCTCAGTAATACAGCAACTTTACAAGCAGGAGGTGCAGGAACAGGTGATGCGTTCCCTTCAACAGATTATGGCATTTACTTTCGTGATCGGCTATGGGGCATACAACCTCCTGATGTGGTCACTCCGACACAAGCAGTCAAGGGAGCACAAACAGTTATAGGGTCAGATTTACTGGAACCAAACAACGTCACGCCTACTGAATCTGAGTTCTACATGAATCAGGGGTCAGCAGACTGGACAGTTGGATTCAGTACATACCAAGAGAATAGCCTGATTGTATTTAATCGCAGGAGCATACGAATGCTCACCAATGTTCACGCCACTTCGATTAGTGAGAACTACCCAATCACCACAAGGTATGGTTGTGCAGCAAGACGCTCAATAGCCCAAGGAGGTGGTTATATCTTCTTTTTGAGTGACGAGGGTGTGATGACCTTATCGGCTGCACAGGATAGCGTTACAGGAATGGGTCTAACTGTCAGTAAGTTACAAGGCGGAACAGAGCCACTGAGTAAATCTATTCAGGAGCAGGTCAATAATATCGACTACACTGAATCGGTAGTGAAGTCAGCATGTGGAGTGATCCATGACAATAAGTATTATTTAGCAGTGCGTCTGACAACTGACAGCAGCAATACCACAGTCTTTGTTTACGACATCATCAATCAGGCATGGGTCAGTAAAGACACGTATCCTAGTGGGATTGAAAACTTCCAGAAGATTATCTACAACCAGAAGATTCGACTCTTTGCCACACTACCGACAGGGTGGTATTTGATGGAAGAAAACGCTGGGCTGGATGATACCAATCGGACTGTTGGCAGTGATTCGGAGACAGATACAGTAGCTATTACTGCAAAGTTAAAGACAAGGAATTACACATTTGGAACCAATGCAATTAAGCACTTTCAGCGAGTTAAGCTTGGAGTCAATGTTGTGTCTGGTGATGCTTTTACCATCAAGTGCAACAGCACAGACCCAGACATTACAAAGACTGTTGGATCATATACAGCAACAGGAACAGAAGACCTTGCGTTGAATTACGGATCAAGACAACGTGGATACAGTTGCAATATTGAGGTGGACGTAACGGCAGGGAGTCCAGAGTTTAGGTACGTAAGTCTATCGGGAACACAGCAGGAACAATTAGGACGCAGAGAGGTCAGTTAAGATGCCATTACCAGTAGGTGCTCCATTAGACCCAAGCACATTTGGGGGTCTTTCAACCAAGGATACTGTAGATAATACTGACTGGTCAGGGGTAGATCTGTCTATCGTCAACGGGGGAACAGGAGCAAGCACCGCAGCAGGAGCCAGGACAAACTTAGGTCTAGGGGATTTAGCCATACAGAACACTGTAAGTAACGAAGATTGGGATGGTGCAGATTTAGCAGTTTCTAACGGAGGCACAGGATCAAGTACAGCAAGTGGAGCGAGGACAAACTTAGGTTTAGGAGATTTAGCTACCCAAAACACTGTGAATAACGGGGATTGGAATGGCTCGGATTTAGCCATCTCTAATGGAGGCACAGGATCAAGTACAGCAGGGGGAGCAAGAACCAATTTGGGCTTAGGTAGCGTAGCTACGCAGGACTCTAATAACATTGCTATTACTGGAGGTTCTATCACAGGAACAGAGGTTACCTTAGAGACTTTTACTGTAGCAGGAGCACCATCGGGCAGTGTAGGGAGAATAGGGTACTGCACAGATGGAGACGCAGGGTCTGCGTGTTTTGTGGTGCATGATGGGACAGATTGGAAAGTCTTATCACTGGGGGCAACAATATCATCTACTTAAACAAGTGACCATATTTGAACAGGCGAAACAATACTACGAGCAAGTTGGTATTGACATACACCTAGACATCGCCAATTATGCAATGCACGAAGGATATGTATTCCTCACTCCCGACTTCATGTTGTGGGGCAAACCCGTAAGACGGGATGGAGGACTTCCTGACGCACAGTGGAAAGTAGCGGAACCAGACGCTTTTTATGTGCGGTTCGCAGTAGGGAAGGGATGCCTTGATAAATTCTTAAGCCTCACTCCTTTATGTAGGTTGCCATATATTGGTTGGAGTCGCTACTTAAAGAACAAACCTTTACGTTATTACAAGACAGAACAACTATTAAGAGGAATTTAATATGGGAGGCGGAGACATAAATTACCCTGCACAACCTAGCTACGGCGAGGGGTTGGCAGATGCAATGCGAGCACAAGCAAGCATGGCAACAGGAGCAAAGATTGGTGAAGAGACTGCTGGTGCAGACCTGCTGGCAGCATTGAAAGAGTCGGGATTGATTCAAGAGGGTCAGTTACTTGGCGAAGCGATTGCTGATATTGATAAGAGGATTCGCTCCAAATATGGACAGAGTGAAGTTGATCTTATTGGTCAGAGATTACTTGGGGATATTGAGCGGTTTGATGAGAAGGGCGAGATCCGTGAGACAGTCTATGATCCGTATGATGATGCCGAACTAGGTGGCTACTACTACGCAAAGGGTGAAGATGAAGGTACGTTTGGCGGTAAGCAATACGAAAACTACCTTATGAAGGACGGCAAGATTGTTGCTGGTACTGACCAAGATATATCCACTGGAAGTTTATTACAGTACATTGATGAGGGCGATGACCCAGAAGCAATTAAAGCTGCATTTCAGAAACGCATTGATGAACCAAGGGGCGTTGCAAGAGAGGAAGTAAGGACTGGCGAGGCAGGCACCATTGCCTCAAGGTCTGGTGGACTCCTTGATTTATATGGTGGCAGCACAAAGGTACGGCAGTACGATCCTGCTGCTTATGAGCAAGCCATTAGTGAAGGCAAGTCAGAGGAGGAAGCACAAGCCGCCGCAACAAAATACGGCACAGCAGGATTCGACCCAGAAACACAAGAGTTCCAAGGGTTGGTTCCCATGCAGCAACAGGCACAGGCATACCTTGCATCTCAGCAACGGGAGTCTGACATTGCCGATGTTGAGAAGTTTGGCACACGGGCAACAGAAGCAATCCGTGAGCAGGGAGACATTCGTGGTGCATTGTCTGATTTATCTACATACCAGAATAGGAACTTAGCTCAAACTGGAACTGCTCGCCAAATGCTAATGGGTGAAGCAATACGCAATATAGGACAAGGTCTATCAGCAAGAGAGCAACGAGATGTTGAGCAGGCAAGCCGACAAGCTGGAGCCGCAACAGGACGTATGCGTGATTTCGGGAGAGTGGTTGGAGAAGCTACAGCAGTAACAGAAGGTAATCGCTTACGCCGACAACAGAACCTTGCACAAGCACAATCCATTCTTGGCTCTGAGATGGGCATGAAGGGGCAGGAGATGGCAATGGGACTCCAGAGGTTAGGTGCAGAGCAATCGACCGCAGCAGACCCAATGATGGCGATTCTAGGTAGACCTAGTTCAGCAGCACCCGCAGCAGGTGGACTCGCACAAATGGGAATGCAGACACAACAGCAGTCAGGCCCACAATTCTTTAACCCAGAAGCAGGTCTGGGATACATACAGAACGCAGCAACCAACCAAGCCAACATTGCAGCGGCACAAGCTGGAGCACAAGGTAGTGCAATGAGTGGACTCTTCCAAGGATTAGGAACAGTAGGAGGAGCAGCACTTATGTGTTGGGTGGCACGGGAAGTATATGGTTCAGATAATCCACGCTGGTTGCAGTTCCGTGCATGGATGCTGACCGACTCTCCAAAGTGGTTGCTCAATCTATATATCAAATATGGTGAGAGGTTTGCCAACTGGATTAGCAACAAGCCAACAATCAAGAGTATGATCCGTTACTGGATGGATACCCGTATCGCATAAGGAGGACACAATGGCTAGACAAATGTTCACAGGGAATTACGGAGCACCACTTGCACAGGTGGACACCCGACCTATCCTGGCAGCAGGGCAGGCATGGGGTCAGGCGTTTCAGAACTTAGGCCAAACGGCAAGCGATGTACTGGAGAAGCACAGGCAGAAGAAGGAACGTGCAAAGCTGGAACCGATTGCCGAGAAGTTTGCCCGACAAGCATTAGGAGACCAAGCACCAGTAGATGATGTGGATGTGTATAAGAAAGCACTACTCACTCCTGATGGTATGAAATTACTTAGCGGTATGCAGCAGTTCAAGGCACAGGAGCAGCAGATGCAACGCAACCAGCAGATTATTGAATTAGCAGATGCGGTTAAAGACTCCAGGATTAAGCTGGAGAAGAACCAAGCTGACCGCATAGGGTTACTTAATAAGTTATCTCAACAAACATTTAAGTCCGCTGAAACACAAGATAAATGGAATGAAGCAATACAGGCCGCCTTCCCTGCTAACGAGGTTGCCGCATTACAGAAGCGACAAGCGGAGGCACAAGCAGTTGGTTTGGAGCAAGCAAACAAGCTTAATGCCAGAAAGATCGAGATTCAGAACAAGATCGATGAAGCAGTTGACCCTGTAGAGCAAGCTAAACTACAAGCCGAACTTGCACAGGTCGAACTGAATATTGCACGGGCCAATGTAAGTGGCATACAGGCAAGAACGAAAGCTGTAGAACATGAAACAGAAACCAAGAAGAAGACGCAAGAACTCTACCCACTTGCCGAGCAGATTAAAGACGAGAAGGAGGAAAAGAAAGTAAGACGGGATTACACCAAGGCTATGACCGAGGGTGCGACTGCAACCACCGCCGAAAAGAAACGCATAGCAGAAGTCAGGAAGGCACGTAATTTCGTGCAGGTTGACTCCAATGGTAACGTGAGCGTAAAGCAAGGCGGCAAGAATATTGCACCCGATATACTGGAAGATGCTATCTTCGAGAAGGAGAAGCGTTGGCATGAGATGCGACTAAAGAAACTTCAGCAAGAGGGTATTCAGGCAACCACTAAGGGTAAGCAGGTATACGCCAATTACCAAAACTGGTTAATGACAGAAGGGAATGCTCGGAAGGTTCCAACCACTGAAGCAGAGAGACACATCGCCAAGCTACCACTAGAGCAACAAGCGGAGGCAAGCCGCAAGCGTTTATCTGTTCTTATGGGAGAGAGCGGAGATCTCAAGGGACAGGTTAAACATCTTGGTGATTCACTCATCACACCAAAACTCAACACAAGGATTGTAGCTGAAATGTATCGTCTTGGAAAAGAGGGCGGTAGTGATGCGGTAAAATTTGATGAGAAAAAAAATACAATGAAGTTGGAGTTCCTATTGGATGGCAAGAAGGAGAAATCCACCATTAAGTTAACACCAATGGTAACAAAGCAAATCCAGCAGTACCTCAATCTAAATGACCAACTCATGGGAATGCCGACCAATGAGACAGTCACACCAGAACCCACACCAACGCAGTTCAATAAAGAAGAGGCTACTTCCAATATGCGTAACTATCTTAATCAGTAAGAATCATGGCATTACTCTTTAATTCATTTGTAAAAAAAAAAGAACCTGCTGCCAATAGGGAGGAAGCACTCTCAAAACGTCAGGATGCTCTGATTAATTACCTAGAGAGCAATGAGGATCAACTTAGATTATTTGATTCTCTTGATAAGACGGGCAAGGATGAATACATTAATACGTTCTATGAGGTGTACGCTGATGAAGGTATGGCTACATTCATGGCTCTACCGAACCATTTGGTTTTCAAGCAGGATGGCACGGATGATCCCATTGGTAGTTCACCTATGGATTGGGTTGATAAAACAGAAGACAGACGGAAGTATGGCTTTGGGTTAAAGAAACGAAAAATCAAAGAACTTCCACTATACGACACGGGCATCGAGCGTTTGTATGATGCAGTTGATAAAGGTGATGTAAAACTCAGTCAGTTGGATGAGGGTAGTCTTGCTGTAATCGGTGGGATACTACACCAGCGGGGATCAGATAAAGCGGACGAGGCAAAGGTACAAGCCCGCAAAGCACTGGATAATATGATCCAGTCACATGAGGAACTTGGCCCAGAATACTTTGCTGACCCTGAAACATGGCAGATGCAGTTCTATGAAGGAGTGACCCGACCATTCTCTGACTTTGGTGTGTGGTTGGCAGGCAAGATAAAAGGAGATGACGAGATTGCCGAGACTCGTAATAAAGCAACAGCACTGGAGCATGTAGCCTACCCTCAGAACCGCACATGGGAAACCATAGGTGAGGTTGCAGGCTTATTCGGCGGAAGCGTAGGTTTGTACCAAGGACTTGCCAAGAAGGGATTATCACAGGTTATTAAAGCTGGAGCACAAGGAGGCTGGAAGGTATCTCCTGCGGCTTTAGGAGCAACCAGTGCTGGTGAGTTCGCATTAGGTGCTGCATACGGCATACCGACCTTTGTGCTATCTCCAGAGAATCCCAATAGGGTCATGTCAGGACTGGAAGCAATGTTACTTGGTAATGTGTTTAATCTGGCAACTGATAGTTACCGCACATTCAAGGGAATGAAGAAGGCAGATGTGGTACAACAACTGGACGAGTTGAAACCTGATGGATGGACTGAAGTTCGTGAGGGGATCATGAGCAAGTACAAGGATGTATCACCAGAGAACGCAGCACTCGCAAAGCAGTTTCAAGACAGGCCACCAACTTCTGAGGCCAAGAGTGCAATGTCGGGTAGAAACCTAGCGGACGACTATCGGCAAGCAGAAGCAGCACAACAACGCTTATTGCAGGAGCAGCAACCAAAACCAGCAGACATTACGCCATCAAAGGTTGAAGGATTGCAAGAAGCTATGCAAGCACGGCAAATCCAAGAGCCTACATCCACGCCAGTCTCACAAGGGGATAGTGCTGCGGTCACACCTGAGTATGCAAGAAACGTAGAGATAGAGGATAGACTTACTGAGTTACGTGATCGCACTGCTGTAATTCAGCAACGTAGGGGTGCATCAAAGAAGGAGAGGAACCGCATTCGTGATGAGGTAACACAACTCAAGCAAGAGCAGTTACTCAATAACACAGGTGACAAGCTGACTAAGTATGAGCGTATGGCAGAAGAGGCATACCCTGGCTCAGTGTTGGGTATCAATGCGTACACTGGTGACTTCCAAGAACTGCGTAAACTGGCAACAAGGGAACTTGGACTTCGTACAGGTATGGGTTATCTCGGAGCACAGACCGCAGAAGAGAACGATGGCAATCCATTTACAGGTTTTCTGCTCGGATTTATGATGCCAGTCCCCCGTGGTGCTTTGGTTGATAAGATGGGTAAAGCTAAAGGGTTGTTGCCATCGCTCAAGCCATTTGATTATTTAATCAAGCCACACGATCAACGCATCAAAGACATTAGCCCACTGGCATGGAATAGTGTGCAGGGTGTAGCTCGAAGGAATTTAGAGGACGCATCAAACTATATCCATAGAGCAAATCCATTCTTTGAAACACTGGACGCATTATGGAAATCAAAGGCAATAAGTCAGGATGACCTTAATGAGATAGTGGTAGCACTGCATCGTGGTGACAGACAAAGACTGTATGCCGCCTTTAACAGAGCAACACCATCACAAGGAGGGCAAGCAGGTGCGTTACAACAGGCACATAAGGAAGTGGAGGATGTGTTGGATGACTTGTTACTCAATGCACAGTACGCAGGTGTGGATATAAAGCACCGCCCTAATTACTTCCCGACCAAAGTAAAGGATCTGGAGTTGCTGCGTAAGATTCGTGGCTACACAGAGGATGATGTATTTAAGGCAGCAGTTGATGAGTTCGAGCAGCAGATCGGTGCAAGGGCGACTCAGGCAGAGAAGATGGAAATCTACTCGGAGGTGGTGCGTCAACAGGAACGTAGCAGTCCTAGCTATATGAACCGCAGGAAGATTGACGACTTTGATGTGGATGACATGCCAGCATATGAGAATATTAGAGACGCATTTTCACAGTATGTAGGCAGTGTGGTGGAGCGTACCAATATGAATACTTTCTTAGGTAAGTCCGCTGACAATGTACCTCCTCAAGTATATGGGAGGATCATAGAGAAATCTATTGGTAGTTCGATTGATGAGATGCTAGAGAAGATGAGTGCACAGGGGTTAGTCCCAGATCCTGCTGATATGCGTAAGCTAAAGAACCTGCTAAATGACTTTGCTGTTAATAGTGGACGCACAGCATCGGATGCACGTAATGCTTACAAGAATCTATTTTATGCGGCAACCATTGGTAATCCAATTAGTACGTTAAGCCAGGTGCCTGACCTCGCAATCATGGCATGTAAAGATCCTGCTGCTTTTGGTACGGCACTCAAGGATGCTATCAGGAATCGCAAGCTGGAGTTTGGTTTTGATCGTTATGGTAAAGACCGCATCGCCGCCGACATACTGACTACTGGTGATGGATTGCGTGAGGGGATTAAAGACCTTAAAGGCAATATCAAGTCAGCAAAGAGGTGGAATAGATTTTCCCAAGTCTTGCTTAATAAATCACTCAAGTGGGCTGCGTTCAAGAAACTAGATATAGCAATGAAGTCACTTGGAACCAACACGCACTATACGAGACTAAGGAAGTGGGCCAATGCACCCGATGGTAGTAAGTTGCGTAACAAGTTGGAGCGTAAACAGAAGGAGATTTTTGGTGAGAAGTATGATGATTTAGTTGCAGCATTGCAGCGTGGTGATGTAGACGATCCGCTGGTATCACAGGCAGTGTTCAATGAGATCACACAGATACACCCGCTCAATTCCGTACATATGCCGACAGCGTATCTGAAGAACCCAAATTTAAGGTTTACGTATGCGTTGAAGTCATTCATGTTGCGACACATTAACTTCATGCGTAGTGAGTTGATAGCTGATATACGCAAGGCTAAATCTCCAAGTGAGTTTGCGGAAGCGGTTGGCACGTATGGCACGTACGTGGCACTATTCTCAGGGACTACAATGGGAACCACGGTACTCAAGGATTTCATTCTAGGTAGAGATGTGACGCTATCAGATCGTGCGGTTGAGAGCATGACGCAAACACTCACAGGTATCAATAGGTTCCAGATATACCAAAGCAAGAACATGTTTGATACTGATAACCCATATCAACAAAAAATGAGGGTTGGTTCATTTGCACTAGATCTTCTTGTTCCTCATCAGCTTATCACTTATCCAGCAGCTGATATCGTGGGTTTACACATGGGTGAACGTAATAGGATTGAAGATTGGCATAGCACTCAACTGACACCTGTTGCGGGTAAGAATATATACTGGCAACTCGGCATGGGGAAGGAGAAGGAAGCACAGAAGAAAGCTGACCGACTCCACAAGCTAAAGAAGTTGCGGTCAGGTAAGTTTAATATTCAGGTGGTTGAATAAATAATTGACATCTTCTGATACCTCCACATTTGTCGGGGCATGAACATACTGGACGATACCGACGAACCACAAGAACTCACCCTCGAAGAGTTATGTTCCACACTGGATGCCATTTGCCGCAATAGTGGATTACCTCCTACTCTGGGCATTACCGCACTGGAGATAGTTAAGAGTGAGATCATTAGCGAGATAACCTGCACAATAACCAATGAGTGATATGAAGACACTTGACGACGTAATCACAATGCTAAAAAAAACAGACAATGCCGAGGAGCAGTTTCGTGCGGATTTGAACGAGTTGCTCCTGAAATGGAGTGGCACATACAGTAATGGAGCATTTTGTTCCGCTTCCATTATTGCGGATGGGGATGACGCTGGTGATTACTGGTTTGAGGTGTATATCCCTGCTATTCATTCTGAAGATGGGTCGGTAGAGCGTTGTGCTTTTAGTATAGAGTTTGACGAAATAATTGCAGCAAAGGAACCACAATGACAACTTGGTTACGTACAATACACGTCTTCTGGTGCGGCATTGAGTTCGGTGTTCGCAAATCAGAAATGGACGCACTGGCAAACGGCACGATGTTTGATACTTGGTATCTTGAGGTACGTGCAGTGTGTGAGCATAGACCTAGGCTGCATTATTGGACAAAGATGGTGGCAGGTTGTGAGAAGCACTACCTTAATCTAGGATTCCTTGCAGTGTGTTGGGGTTCTGACCTAGTGGAGGTGTGAAGATGGATAATCTACGGCTCAGGCAAAGGCTTGACACGATATGAATTAAAAAAGAAAATAGTGCATTAAATGAGCAAGAAAGACCCAAGACTAGCAAGAGCAGGAGTGTCAGGTTTCAATAAACCTAAAAGAACTCCTAGCCACCCTAAAAAGTCACACGTTGTTGTAGCTAAACAAGGTGATAAGATAAAGACTATTCGTTTTGGTGAGCAAGGTGCTAAGACTGCTGGTAAACCTAAAGCAGGTGAATCAGCACAAATGAAAGCAAAAAGAAAATCATTCAAAGCCAGACACGCTAAGAACATATCAAAAGGTAAAATGTCTGCTGCATATTGGGCGGACAAGGTCAAATGGTAGAATAACATGCCACACCTACTTATGGCAACTTTCAACGCTTACGACCCAGATGAGGTGCGTAGGTATGCTCAGGCATTGGATGTACAGGTAGCGTTGAGTAACTTTACAGAAGAGATGCGTAGTGTGCGTAAGTATGACGGTGAACAGTGGGAAGGTATGACGGCAGAGGATATACATGAGATGTTTTATCATCATGTCGGTGAGTACTTGGAGTGAGAGAGACTCTAATAAAGCTACTCGGACGTGAACCAACACTGCGTGAGTGTCAAGCGTATCTCAAGTGGGTGCGATTGCGTAAAGAGTACCCTGAGTTAGATATGTTTTTGTCACGAGACTGAAACCACACCACTATTGACATAGCGTAGTGTATATGCAACATTAGGCAGCATTATGGAGGAACTCACGCTAAGGCAGAAGCAAGTAACGCAACTGATTGAGGCAGGTCTTTCGCAATATAGGGCAGCAAAAATACTAGGAGTTAGTCGCCCTTCAGTCCAAGCATCGTTATATCAAGCGAAAGCAAAAGGCTGGAAGAAGTCTACAGGAGATGCCATCACTCCTGACAAGATGCACATGCACGGGCAGTCTGTGCTGTATGGTGCTGATGGTGAGGCAAAGCTTGCATGGCACAAGTATTCGGCAGAACGTGCATTCAGTGCTGACTTTGTAGAAGGGTTGGTGAAACGGGTGAAGGATCAGGGATACTTGCCTAAGAAGCGACCACCACGCAAGTATGCACACGATAGCATTTGTGCGGAAATCTGCACATACGATTTGCATTTCGGAATGTATGCTTGTGCTGACGAAACTGGTGATGCGGATTACGATACTGACATTGCAGCTCGCAGATTGATGGAGTCTATTGAGGATCTGGCAACCAGGTTGAACAAACCACACACGATACGCTTGGTTCTTGGTGGTGATACGTTGCACATGGATGACTCCAGTAACCAGACCAAGGCGAGTAAACATCAATTGGATGTGGATACGAGGTACAATTTGGTGATCAAGAAACTGATCGCAGCCGTGTATGATGCGGTGTGTTTGCTTTCACTGTACGCTCCACAACTTGAAATCTACGTGATTGAAGGCAACCACGATCAAGAGTCCAGTCGTTGGCTTGCACAAGTATTAGAAGCTTTCTGGTGGCAAGAGGAACGCATTACAGTATGCAACCAGTCTACACCACGCAAGTATGCGACATGGGGTGAGTGTTTATCCTGCTACGGGCATGGAGATAAACTCAAGGCCGATCATTGGGCTAAGGTAGTGGCAGCAGAGCAAGCTCAACTCTGGGGTCAGACCAAGCACAGGTACGCAAGGCTAGGCCATGTGCATACACGCAAGGTCATTCCCCCGTATGTTGTTGATGAGTCGAGCGGGTTAGAGGTTACATTCTTGAGTAGTCTTGCCAGTAGTGATGCATGGCATGCGTCGATGGGCTACCTTGGAAATAAAAGGGGTACACAAGCCTTTGAACTACACAAGACTAAAGGTCAGGTGAGCCAACTATATTACAATGTTTGAATCTTGTGCGGAAGATCATTTGCTTTGATAAAAAGATTCCTTGCATTTAACGCAGATTGTTTTGAGGAATATCCTCGCTTTGAGTGTTGTTTCCCTTGATGCGTAAGATACCAACGCCAGCCTTGCGGATATTCAATAACCCCTATTATACCTGATTGGTTATTGTATTGCATACGTCTATTGTGATTCTGCTGCTGTGGAGTAGCCCACCTACAATTCTCAGGACTATAACCTCTATCATTGTTTATGCGGTCGATAGATAGTTCACTCTGATAGCCGTTTTTTATAGCCCAATCATAAAACGCTTGAAATGACTCAAGCCACTCCTCGCAAATAGAGATCCCTCGGCCACCATAATTAACATAACTCATAGCTTTCGGGTTGGTGCAGCGTTGCTTCATTCCATCCCATACAATATACAGAGGGTGCTTCGTTAATCCGTGTTTTTTTAAGCGGTCATCTCTCGCACAAGATTGGCACATAGATGTTTTCTTGCGACGAAACTTATGTATATTGGTTTGAAAAACACCGCCGCAACTTGAGCAGGTGTACTCTACTATCCAGTGACCTCTCTTTGTCCGTTCTACTAATTTGTAGCTCATATCAAATAAAAAACCCCTTCGGAGAGCGTGTGAAGTAAGGCCGTAGCAGCCATCGCTCAATCCGAAAGGGTTACATGTAAAGATTATCTACGTTAAAGGACTTCACTCCTAAGATGATTAAAACGCTAGACAAGTAGTTGCCCATGTCAAGCACTCATAATTTGAACCTCGTGGGATTACGCTCTTTTATGTGTATTACAACTTCCCTTGTGTACACAGTTTCATTGCAGTTTGGGCAACGTCTTTCCCTAACAATGCCACGCTTTTCACCAGCAGCAAGACCATACTTGACGCACCCGAAAGCATGACAGTTGTCTAAGTTTTCTGATAGTTCTCGTGTGTCTGCTACCTGCATTCGATGACCACAGAGATGACAGTACTTCATATTCTGTGTATTCTACGCTTGAGTCCCTGAATATAGAACCACAAATCAATAATCTCGTCTTCAAGGTCGGCAAACGTAGCACGATCTTCCAAGTCATTACCGCCATTGGGATTATGTTCTTGAATACCAGCGTTGAACTTACTGGTAGCTTTCTCGGTAAAACGTGCGATAGCTTCATCACGCAGGATTTCATCCTTACTTGGTTTGTGGTTCATATTATTCCTGTGTTAGTAGTTGGCATGACAATCATTCTACTTCTCCTCTCAGTCTCATAAGTTTCGGGTGGTCATCGTCAATGTCATCTTCAGGATCGTACTCAGGCTCCTCGCCGTTGTGGTGATCCATCAGTGCATCCATATATCTTTCATGTTCACGTAGCTTCTGATTGAAGTCGTCGCTGTGCCAGTTGTAACTCATAGTGTTTCTTTCGTTAGTGTTATTGTTGGGTGAATTTAGAAATTGGTTTGTTGAAGTTCATTGTAAGCTTACCTTCCGCACCATGTCGGTTCTTGCCTAGCTTGACCTGCCCTTCGCCATAAATGAACATGACAGTATCGGCATCCTGTTCTATCGCACCCGACTCCCTTAAATCAGAAAGCTTAGGTTCTGAGGCTTGGTCACTGTTGCGGTTAAGCTGCGATAGCACGATGCCTTGCGTTTGTGTGTCTTTGAATAGACATTTCAAGTCTCTACTCATGCTACTGATTTGTTGCTCCCTGCTTAGTTTGCGGTCAGTGCTACGAATTAGTTGCAGGTAGTCAATCACAACCATGCACTGACCATGCTTTACTAGGTCACGCCTGTGTTGTGCAGCAATTCGATCCACTGTGACATGGCTTGCGTCCGAGATAAAAAGCGGTAAGTGGCTCAGTCGGTAACGTGCTTGTTCCATTAACTCAAACTCAGCTTCAGTAATGAGTCCATCCTTAGAGCGGTTCGGGTCAACTTCACTGAGGTTTGCAACCAACTTTGCGAGCAGTTGTTGTGCTGACATTTCCAGTGACCAAATGCGTACTGGTATCTGCTGATGCAGGATGTTGAGTGCGATTTGTAGGGCTAGACTCGTCTTTCCAGCACCTGGTCTCCCTGCCAGAATGTTCAACGATTCAGGTCTGTAGCCTGAAAGGTAGTAATCCAGTAGTGGAAATCCAGTGGAGATGCCGACAAACTTGGTCTGCTTGCTATTGCGTTCCCGTATGTCGTCAATGACCTTGCTGGTTTCAGTGGGAATATCGGCATCAGAAAGAATATCCTGCCCACTTTCCTGTAGTGTTTGTGTAAGTTTCTCCTGTATCTCATCAGGATCAGATTCCTTACGTACCGAATCAACGCATTCTATTGCCGCTCTAAGGAGTTTTCGTCTTCGTTCGGTATCAATACATACCTTCACGTAGATCGACGTGCTGGTAGTAGTCTCAGCGGCTTTAGAGATTTGATTCACCACTGCCATTGGCTCGGCATAATCGTAGCGATCATTCAACTCCTGAGCCACACCGACCTCATCGAAAACTGTGCCTTCAGCATAGTATTGCTTTACAATACGCCAGACATCTTGGTGTATGGATTCGTGGAATGTGTCTTCCGATACGCCAGAAGAGATCAGGTCGCCAACCACTCGATCATCGAGAAAGGTAGAGGCAAGGATGAACTCCTCTGCGTATTGGTTGTAGGGTGTTGGTATGTCGATCATAGTGTTTGCTTCATTTGTGTGATCTCATCTGCATCACGAATTATTGCCTTCATTAGGTCACGAGAACATGTTTCGTGTAAGCTAATACCTTTAGCTTCCCCAATGACACTCCCATCAACACCATGCCAGTAGATATATGGAGTCTCTAATATCTCTCCACACGCAAAGCACCGACTATCCAGTTCCATGAAATCTACTTTAGCAAGTAAGTTTTCACTCCTTAACCCAAGCTGATGTTTTTCTTCCTGACTTAGGTCGGCATTTAAGTCTTTATACTCAAACCATTTATCTGTAACTACGCTCATAGTTCTTTACATTTCTCGGTTATCACTTGCTGCACATCAGAAGTCAACTCGCTCCAAGGTGTGTCCACTAAATCTGTGCGATCTGGAAACACCTTTAGGATTTCGCTTCTATTGGCAGGTTCAAAGTATTGTGGTTCAGGTTCGTTTGGTGTAGTTGGTGCTGGTACATCATCAGGAAACAAACCCTGCCATCCCTTAGTGATGCTGTGGTTTAACACTGCGGCTGCGTGGTCGGCCCCCATTGGTAATAACATTTGCAGTTGTTTAGTAGCTGTACTTGGTGTCAGTTTCTTTCGTAACTCACTGCGATGTTGTATCCACTCTTGCCATGCTGTTGTGAATATTGGCTGGTTTAGTTCTGATGGAATTGTTGGCAAGGCAGTTTTCTTAGGACTCCTTTTCCCCTTGAGGGGATTAAGGGGTGTAGTATCTACTTCCATTTTCCTTTCTCCTTTCTCCTTCTTCCTTTCTCCTTCTTCCTTACCCCCGTTTTTTTCAATTTGATCCTGTTTGATCTGCTTTTGATCTTGATTTGATTTTGATTTGATTTCGGTTTGTTCTTGTTTTGTTTTTCCTGCTTTAGCAAGGTAACGAGTCCAGCTAATATCAAGGATTGGCTTGTTTGAAACTAGTAACGCATTTGCTACTGCACATATATTTTCAGGCAAAGTTTGTGTAAATCCGTACTGCAATAACGCATCGTAATACTTCAGACGCATCTCATCTGGAAGAGTTTTTCCTGCATCCCAGAAAGATTTCATTAAGTTGAATTGAGGTCGTTCAATCATCGCCACTCCTAAAAAATTCAGCCCCTCAAGGAGTCAGTGACAGAGGGAGAACCATGTATCCCATTTGACTCAACCTGAGAGGCTGTAAAGTTATTATATAAAGGTTCATTTGCGTTACTCGCATTCGGTCTGTCACAACCGATTACAGCACCCACACTGGATACTCTGTGCTAGGTTGTCAAGCTACCCGTGGTATTTTCCTGCAAATTGCCTTGAGTTGGACAGCAGACGCAGTCCGTTGCACCGACTCCTTAGTTAGACCGAGCGAACGCAAGATTTCCTCTGGTGAACGGCGTGGCGGCATGTCACGTTTGAGTTTATACTTATTCACAACTCCACTCCTTTCTCTTTTAGTATTTGTGTCACATCCACTCCAGTGACTCTTTCTATGTAGCGAGCATTCTTCCTTACGTGGATCATATTCATTTTATGCATAGACCTCTTTACTTTGGCCTTGGTTGCGTTTTCTTTTGCGATAGTGCTTAGTGTTTTCATAGGTACTTCATTGCCACCTGGACTAGGTGTTCGTGGTTCGTGTGTATTGTTAGGATTAGTTGTATGTTATAGTTTTTCATAGGAAAGTGAGTGGCAGCAGGTACTTAGGACTCTTCGGCTATTATGGGCCGTGTCTCGTTTCCGCACAACATCCATATACCTGCTGCCAAATTGTTAGAGATTCAGCATCTTACGTGCAAGACTATCGAGGATCTTTACATCGTTCAATGCGTAGTCGATTGCTTTCTCCCGCTCTTCAGGAGATCCGTTAAAGAGCCGAGCGAAGTCAGCTCCAGTGACACCACTGGGTTTGCCAAAGCCACACAGAAACCGATTCACTGTGTCCATTTTGGTCATTTCCTTCCAGTCTCCCATATTCCAGTACCGCATTAAATCGATAATCTGACTGTGTGCGTATCCCTTCTTGAGATCCCAGATATGTTGCGGCCAGGGTACACCAAGCATCATTGCCCGTTTGAAGAGGAATGGGAAATCAAACTTGATGATATTCCAGCCGACAACAGGCTTTTGTTTCATTAACTGATCACTTACCCGCTCCAGTGTCTCACTAATCAGACGTTTCTCACTCTCGTAGGTCAGCACTTCATGCACTGCACCATCAGTAAATCCGACTGCCAGCACCTTCCCTGTGATAGGGGAAAGTGCAGCTTTGTCTAGGAATTCATCCTCCGCTTCAGCAAGCTTGGCTTCGATCTTGTTGGGATCACGTAAGTTACCAAGCTTCACTTCACTGCGTGAGAAGTAGGATAGGGCATTCTTGGTCGGCCCTGTCTCAATATCAAATGCAAGATAGTTACTCATTTCGCTACCTCCTTAGTCACTGTATTCTTGGCAGCATACTCATTGGCTTTATCAATAAGTTTGTGTGGGTCTTTAAGCCACGAGGAGGGTAGTTCATGCACTCCCTCTATGATTGTACCCAATGAATCTGCAAAGACGATTATGGCAGCCTCGTGCGGCTTTAGTAATGCAAGCGGGTCTTGATCAGGTTGAGCCTTGCTTGTCCCTTGCGAGGCAGCATTGCCATCGTCGTCCTCAGGTGCTAATCCAGCAGCAGCAGTCCAGAGCATACGACGAGCGTAGGTCTGTGCGGATTTAAGTTGCTGCGGATTCGACGGGTCTTTGCAAATTAGCGGCAAGGTGGATTGATGACTGTCTCCAGATTCAACTTCCTGCAACACCAGCTTTTGCACAGTGGTATTGCTTTCACTGATAACTGCTGTTGACTCCAGTACGCAAATCCCAGCATTGGCAAGAGGTTCCTGTGCCACACGGATGACTTCATCCAATGTAGCATAGTTGCTTCTATAGTGCGGATTCTTTGCGTTATTGATAAGCTTGCCCATTTCTTTACGGGCAGCAAGTAGTGCTTTAGCTAACTCTTTCATCAGTACGGAACCTCCTCAGAATCCAACTCATTGTCAGAATATGGAGCAGGTTGTGCTTGTTGCACTGATCCAGCTTGCCCCTGCACTTCGATTTTCCACGCAATGGCATCAGCAAACCATTTGCCTTGCCATTCACGTCCATTGTAGTCCCAAGAGACTACGACATGATCCCCAACCTGTGCCTTGCACATTTCGGCACGTTCCTTTAGTAGTGTAAAGGGTTGGGTTTTATCAAACTTATCATCCTTGGTCTTGATGACAAGTTGGCGTTTTGGCATGCCGTTTTGACCGACGTGCTCGACTGGTGTAAGGGCAATCACCTCGCCCGTTGATTGATAACTCATAATGTTATTTATTCTGGTTACTGCGTAGTAAACACCACGCAAGAAGAGTCGTTGTAGCGATCCAAGCCGCTACTACTGTTAGTATTGTTTCGATCATAGTTCTATTGGTTCTGGTTAATGTATCCGAGACGCATTGCCGCCCAACCTATGCAGATAGAATCAGCTTCATCCTCAGATACGTCGATTTCATAAAGTTTTTTAACTATTTGCTGGGCAAGCCGCTTTTGATCTTCCGACTTTTTAGGCCAGCTTACCCCAAGATGCTCTTTTATGGGCCTTCTCCACTCACTTGGCAGGATTTCCTTAGTCTGCACCTTATTGAAGTCACAAAGCCCCTCTATGTAGCCTCGCAGCTTTGCCTGAGCATTGACCACATTAGCCCTAGCACCCATGCCACGTTCCATCACTATGAACTCAGACCGAGCAATGATGTGGAGAATTGCACTGCACTTGGAACGCACCACTTTGTCGCCATAGTAGTATGCCCCTTTTGCACCCCTAGGCTTTACCAGCAGGGTCTCCACCCTTGCTTGCCCCTTCCAGTGGGTAACGCCCATGAGGTTGCCGATATCTATCGAAGTCCAGTTCATAATATTTAAAAGAGAAGACGAGAAAAAGGGAATCCCCCCGCTTCGTCAAGGATTATTTTGCTTGTCCGTGAGACAACCTCTCCTTTGTAAATGATACGCTGATGCGTGGTTTTTTATGCGTAAACCATTTCTTTGCTAACGGCAAAGGTATGCGAAGGGTTGCATGGCGAAAGTAACCCCTTGAATCTACACAGGAAATCGTTCTGAGTTCAAAAAGGTTAACCTCGTTGCTGGTTTTTTCTTTAAACCATTTTTCGCCCTTCCATCGTGTCCTAGCGGCGTTAAATCTTTGCTCCGCTTTGGATATAGTGTCTATAATATCTCTAGTCATATCATTGCTTTCGTTAGGGTTTAAAGTTTCCCATCCCACCCACCTTGCTTGTCCCTTACACGCCTTCCTCTATTAGCCAGTCGGTTATGGGCTTTAATATTTTCAACATTTGACTGCATTCGTTAGGGAACGCATCCGCTATTTCTCCACAGTTCAACAAAGTATCTAACGTGGATTCGTCATCCCGTATTAATTGGACTTGTATATCAGTTAGTTCATTCTTATTTAGTTTCTGCATAGTATCATTCTTTCAGTTCAGGTTAAAAAGTGTACCATCCCGCCCACCTTGCTTGTCCCTTATTTTAAGGCTATTGCAATGAGCCATGCTCCAATTGCTACATTATAGGCTATAAACAACCCGTTCAAGATTAAGTCAATCATTGTCATTTCCCTTCATTAATAAGTACAGCAACCACAGCATGGAGCGTCTTCACATCGTCCCGCTGGATTACGGAAACCGACAAACCCAGTACTGGGTATGTATAGAGTACCAGGAACAGTACGGACTGCATGCATTGCAGCATCATGGGCATCATTAATCCCCGCTTCGTCATTGCTTGTCCCTTCATACTGACAAGTGGAGCAAACAACGAAAAATCGTTTCCGTCTGCCCGACTGGTAGGAGTGAAGATATCCACTACCAGATTGAACTATTGCACCGCAATTGGTGCATGCACCTTTGTATTTGTTGCGCTTCATTCTACAGCTTTCCCTTCAGTATTTTGATAAACGTATCATCATTCCCTTCAAATTCAATCACTCCATTTCTACAATCAATTAATGCCAGATCCTGATCAATATCAATTCCCGCATCCACAGTGACAAACTATTAATGCTGCAATCCACATTGAAAACCAGTCCCGTTTTTCTATTCACTACTTTTGTCATAATTCTACTTTCGTTATGGTTAAAGACTCCCATACCACCCACCCGCTTCATTAACCTTCTATCCAGCTTACAGCTTTTTTGAATCCATCGAAGTCCAACATAAAGCCGTCACGAATCCCCTGAGCGGTGTTACCCGTTTCTTTTATGGCAAGTATGCCATACTGGCCGTCACCATCTAAGAATCGCAAATCCGAGGAGTCCATTTCCAAAGTGTTTGGCAAGGCTAGGATACGCTCTAAGTCAGCTTTAACTACAGGGAACGCTACCTTTTGTCCCCTTGCAATAGCTTGCTTGTAAAAGGGAAGCCTTCCTTTTGAGAAGCTATCCCAAGAATAAGTCAGATGGTAGTTATCCATGCTTTGGCGATTTGGATTCTTCGTGTAGTCGTAAAACTGTACACTAGGAAAGCTTGCAATGATATCCGAAAAATCAAGATCACTAGTACAATTCAGACGAACACAGAAGCTTTGTCCCTTCTTTTTTGCCAACTTTTCAGCTTTCCGTATCTCGTGACAAATGGCCATTGTGAACAAATCTTCACGAAATTCATGCAACCAAGTCTTAAGAAGCCTTGCAACCTGTATAGTGGATTTACCACCTCTTTTCTCCATTAACACCCTACCCGACTCATCTAAGCATGGTGCTTTGCATGCACCGGCGAATCCGCAAACGTTTCGACCGCTTTTGCTAGCTGGTGACAAGTACAAACCAAGGGTTGAAAATTCGTATTGCTTACCCTTTACAAGTTTGCTGCTCGAATCGCAACTTGCAATATAGGAAAGACCTAGCTCGCTCAAAAGCTTGCCATATGACAAGTCAGAATCGATTTGCTTGAGTTTGTCTTGGACTTGCAAGCGGATCTTAAGCTTTTCAACAGGAAGCAAAGCATTAATGAAGTCCATTGCCAAGGATTTGTATGCATTCAATTTTTTCATAATATTCAAGATACTGGGATTAATGGATTGTACTCAGTGCAACCAGCAGTGCAACCAAGCAATAATATTTAAGAACCTCAAAATTGAACGAACCACCAAAATTTTTCAAGAATTATTTTTTTACCCACAACACTACCCTTAAGGGTACTTTTTTCAAAAAACACTTCCGACAATCTACGTTTCGTCATTTTTTGACCATTTCCAGCAACACCAGCCTCGTGTGCGTGTAACAGGATAAATCCGAGAGTTGGATTGAGTACAGGATTAAGTACAGGATGGAGTAGGGTTGTACAGGATAGCAGTGCAACTAAGCCTATTAACCAGCACACAAGCCAACCCTTGCAACCTATCCATAATCGGATAGGCTTCTCGCAGCATTAAGTTACGTCATGCCTAACACCATACCACCTGGGCATGCGGTCTATAAGTTACGTCATGCCTAACTTACCGAGCTGCGTGCGTGCGGTTAGTAAGTTACGTCATGCATGGCTTAATGACGGGGGCGGGGGGGGTCGGAACGATCGCCGCTGCCTGTTACTATGAGCCTAATACCCGTACCTTAAATAGGGTACTAAAACTCACCACACTGCAATCACACTGTACTACAATCACTCTATTGGAATTATCATGCTATGCAGCCGTGAAGGAGCGTGTTACCTAGCGACTGAGCAAGTGCTAACGTATAGTTGATGGCGTAGCGGAAGTATGACGTGTAGACCATCCTATACCTTGCCAAGAACGGCAGTGGTTCTTGGAGTGTAACTAGGAATATTATTCCGTCAAGCAGATATTACTCCCAGTCCCACTGAGACCTGTACTGTTCTACAGTTTTGGTGATTGCGTCCCATTCATTCCAATCGAGAGTAATTTCACCTGGCTGTAGTCCTTCTCCTGTTTCATTGGTGAGTTTAATGCGTAGGAAAGATCCTGCTGCTTCGTCATCGGGGCCGACTTCGATGCAATTGAAGATGGGGTTATTGAGGTATTCGGCTTTGGGGTCTTCGTTAATTAGGGAGATTTTGGTAACTACTTGTTTCATGGTTGTATGTCTATGGCTTCCGCTTTCTTTTCCTGTACTTGGTCGAGCGCCCATTTCTTTATGTCTTCGATACTCTTTTCACCGATTTTGTCGGATTTGGATGCGGAGATGTTTGTGGGTCTTCCGTCGAGTGTGAGGGATTGGTTGGTGAGTGCGACCATAGCTTTGACCAGGTCTTTGGTGGGGATGTCGTCCACTTCCTTATGGAGACGTTCTGCGATCTTGCGATTGATATCACGAGTGATGCGACCTAGGAAGTCATAGTATTCTTGTTCAGTCCAGCCGTAAGTTTTCTTTAGGAAGTCACGGCAAACGGCTTGGGACTCTCCACATTCACGGGCTAGGAATCGTGCCTCATCTGTAATGGATGCTCCACCTGCGATGCGTATGACGAGTCGGCGTAGGAAGTCGGGATCGGTGTTGGCAATAATGTTGTAACCGAAGGGTTGTCGAAGTTCAATGGCTTGTTCTTCAGAGAGATCCTGTTTTTTCTTTGGCATCGTTGAGTGTGTCTGCTGGTTCTAGGTGTGATTTAGGCATCTCCATCCCCAGAAGCATATTGGCTGGGCCATGTGGTATTTCAGGTAATCGAATAACTACCTGCCCTTGTTTTGCATTGGATGTGGTGTTAAAAACGAAATTATACCCAAATAGGCAAAGTTTATTTTCTGTGATAGCTAATTCTGACTTAATCCAATCTTGGACATGAAGAGTAACATAACAAGGTTTCATGCACCTATATAGGTGCTCAAATAACCCATCTTGGATTGCTTTTGATATTTTATGCCTGAATATCCATCGACCTTTTTCGTTGTATTGTATTGCAAGGCATTTTTTAACCTTTGGTAATTTAACAGATTCTTCGCTCATATTTCCTTTTCTTGATTAAAGGGCTTGACATGTATTGGTAATTCCAGATGAATGCAAGCCGAAAGGAAGAAACAGCATGATACAAGGATTTAAGGAACGCTTTCAAAGCAGCCGTGTCACTCGCAAGGAGTTGGCAGAAGCGGCAGGAATCAAGGAGTCCACGCTCAAGCAGTACATATTCGGGGATCGTGTATCTCAGCATGTACTGGATACCTTTGAGAAGTTGGACAACCCGCAAGAGGCTTTACCCACACCTCCTATTAGTCCTCAAGAGGAGGAGGTCGTAACCAAATCGGAATGTTCTGGGGAGAAGAAAGAAGATAAGTCAGTTATGATCTCCTCCACTGAGGTGATGGACGCACAGGTGTGCCAAGTGATGCCCAATAAGAACTTCAGGAAAGTAAGGATACTGAAGACAGGGGAGGTGGTTATGGCACGTTTAACGCCCCGCAGAAGGAACGAGTACACAAATCGTGGCAAGCGGCTACGTGTCAAGTTGACAGACAGCACATGGTGGGTGCAGTAGGATTTGTTTGGGTTGTTATACTACTGACATGACTATGCTGGCACTAGGTTCATAGAGGTTTTTTATCACATTTCTAACTCTAAAGGGATAACGGGATTGAGTTCCCCAAACCTGCCTAGTGCCAGCGAATATTTATTATGAAAGTAACAAGATACAGTACCGACTACGGAGAAGTAGACTTTATTGGTAACCCGCCTCTATTTGATGAGATATTGCATGCGGATCAGAAGTCAGTGCGGGAGGCACACAGGCTGAAGAAACAGGAGAGTGAGATTGGTAACGCACTAGAGAACCTACAAAACGTACTATTCCAGCAAATGGGTGTGATGCCTAAGATCACGATATGCCTAAAGTAACCTATGCCGACGAAGTAATCCCTGACTTTGGGATACCTTTTCCCACTGGTAAGCTGCGAGTGGAGAAGGGAGAACTCAAACTGGCACTATCGCCAGAAGAAATACAAGCCACCCCAGACGAGGAGTTGCAGACACTCTTTGATTTGATGGAGAAGCAGCCGATACTGGAGAAGCAAGATCCAGTAAAGTACGGGTGGACACTAGAGAGTTGGCGTAGGGTGATGGAGAATTGGAGGGACACCAAGATACACATCATACTTGGTGGAAATCGGTGTATTACAGGTGATACGCCCATCTTATGTGCAAAAACGGGGGTAGAACGCCCTGTGAGTTCCATAAAAGGGGAGAATGAGGTGCTTTCTATGTATCAGGGACGAGTGGTTAATACAAGAGCTGGAGAACCTTTTCGCAAGGGAGTGTTGCCAATTTTGCGTGTAACCTTGGAAGATGGGTCAAGTTTTCGATCTTCTCCTTGGCATATGGTTTTGGATTCAAATGGGATTTGGCGGCCCGTAGGTTCCCTGTCGCCGAAAGAAAGGCTTTACCAGCCGCAGTCCATTCGGGACACTTACCAGCGAGGGTTGCTGATAGATGAGCCGCATTCGTTTCAAACACTTGAAGATTGTCAGGATCATTATTCTTGGTATTCCCATCAATGTGGTGAACTACTTCATCTGGTTTTAGAAATCGTCCGAGAGTTTTTTCAGCAACAAGACGATGCTCCCAAACATAAGTTTGCTTTCGATAATATTTCCCGTCTGCTTTCTTTTCTCGTCTTTTATTTACAGCAACGCAGTAGGGATGTTCGGGACAGTACACCTTTATGTACCCAGATTTGGAAATTACTTTACCACCTTTCCATTCAGGATGCTTCTCACCAGAGCGTGGCCCAGTTCGTTGACATTGTATCTGATGCTTTTTACACACCTTGTAAATCGACTTCGCATTTATTCTTGGGTCCAGCGAGTTTTGCAACTGCTGTGCGATCCACGCTTGAGTCTTGCCTTCATTTATCCAGTTACGAATCTGCTGAACTGGGTACTCTATCCGATTATGTAGTGCCATACGATCAATCCTTGGGGGGAATGTTCCGTGAGTCAAGAACTATTACCTCCATCACTAAAGAGGCAGATGAAGAAGTTTGGGATATGCACGTACCAGAGGCACACAATTACTACGCCCAAGGTTGCTTCCACCACAACAGCACCAAGAGTACGTTCGCCAATAGGTTGCTGGTGGATATGGCACAGAAGATTGATGAGGCCCGTATTTATCATTGGCACGATAACGAGGAACGCTCTGTAGTGGACGCACAAGCCACGATCTTTAATAGTCTGCCATTTGATCTACGTGAGAAGGGACAGAAGCGTGGAGGACAGAATTACAGTGTTACCTATAACCAGAAGACAGGATTTGTTGGAAGGTTGCCCACATGTATCTTGCCACCCCGTGATGGCATCGACAAGGGCAGTAGCATCTTCTTTAAGTATTACACGCAGTATTTGCAGAACCAGCAGGTAGCGGAGGGATTTAATGCACACATCGTAGAGATGGACGAAGAATGTCCGTTGAAGTTATTTCAGACAATGATTCCCCGTACAGTGGACTTTCATGGTAGGATCATCCTGACTTTTACCACGTTGCAGGGCTGGACTCCACTGATTGCAGAACTACTCAAGGGGGCAGAGACAGTGGCGACTCGGTATGCTCCGACAGAAGGCAGGGAGTTACCAGTGGAGCAGATATGTCATGCTTGGCCATCAGCTCGCATTTACTACTGGTGGACGGAAGACAATCCATTCATCGACTCACACCACTTGGTTGAGCAGTACGTCAATCAACCAGCAGAGGAGAGACTGGCAAGACTCTACGGAATTCCCACTAAGACACAGCAGGGCAAGTTCCCGAAGTTTAACAAGGATGTAAATGTCGTACCACATGGCGAAATACCATTTATCAAACACCCAGACAAATACCCAGTTACTCGTTATTTCATCACTGATCCAGCTGGCACTAAGCCTTGGGTTGCAGTATGGATTGGAGTTATAGGAGATGGTCGGGTGTATGTGTATCGTGAATCACCAACAGAAGAATGGTGTCAACCACACGTCAACAATGCTGGCACACCAGTAGGTAAACCGAGTGTAGGACAGAAACCCAACGGATGGGGCTATTTACAGTGGAAGGAACACTTTATCGGCTTGGAGCAGGATGAAGAAATTATTCAGCGTATCTGCGACCCTGGTTTTGGAACCCAGAAGGTAACAAAGACCGATGGACAGACAGACATCTTTGCAGAAATGGCATCGCTAGACTTTCACATGATCCCTGTATATCGTGGAGATGTGGAGTCAGGTGTGTCTAAGATCAACGACCTACTATCGTGGGATGATCGCAAGCCGTTGTCTGAGATCAATAGACCACAACTGTATGTGAGTGACCAGTGTCAGAATACAATCAACTCAATGCTGGAATACACAGGGTGCAGCAAAGAAGAACATTGGAAAGATTTTGTGGATGCAGTTCGGTATGGAGTAGTTAATGGACTGCACTACTGTGAAGAAGGTGGGCTTGAAGCAACGGGTGGTGGAGGATATTGAGTTTGACTAGATATTACTTAGAGTATATGGGTGGGCTATGGATTTGATTACAGACGAAAATATGACAGATGTTCCCAAAAGCGGGGAGCCAGATATTCCTTTTCTACAAGAGGCGTACAGTCGCACAGTGCATGACCTCCAAGAATGGGTTGATCAGCGGGAGCGGGATTACTACACACGAAACTGCAAGTGGGACGGCAAGAGTGAAGACTTTAAGAAGCACAACCGCAATGCAGAGACTGGAGAGGTATTCCCGTGGGATGGAGCAAGTGACCATGAGTCCCGTGAGGTGGATGACCTCATCAATACCAAGAAGGCTCAGTGTATCAATGCCATCAAGAAGGCGTACATCAATGCCATTCCTGTAGAGTCGAATGATATTCAACGTGCTGCGGTAATCTCCAACTTCATGCGTTGGCTCATCAATGCAAAGATGGAGGAGTTCTATGAGCAGATAGACTTAGGCATAGATCATTTGTTAGAGAAATCCATCATGGTACACTCAGTAGAGTGGGACTATTGCAAGCAGCAGATACAGCAGGAACTAACACTGGAAGATGCGATAGCAATGGTGGTGAACTCTGGTGGGGATCAGGAACAATTTATGACAGGTGAGTTGGATGACCAGTACATTCCAATGCTCACTGAGGGTGCAGGAGTTAGTGATAAGAAAGCTAAGGCGATGCTCACGGAACTACGAACCACTGGCAAGACGACAGTGCCTCTGGATAAGGCGATACGCAACCAACCAGTCATTAAGGCACTGCCACCCGACGAAGACTTCTTTATGCCATCATGGACGATTGAGCCACAAAAGGTTCCGTATTGTTTCCATGTGATTCACATGACCCCACAGGAGTTACGTGCCAAGATTAACGAGGACGATTGGGACGAAGAGTTTGTAGAGGAGGCTATTCAAACAGCAGGACAGCAACATGACCCTGCACTAATAGAAGAATGGCATCGCAATAACTTTACCGATGGTCGCTATGACGAGACTGTGCGGATTGTCTACACCTACCAGCGATTACTGGATGAGGACAATGTGCAGGGAATCTACAGGACAATCATGTGCTATGGTGTGGATGCCTATGCCAAACATGAGTTGTTGGATTACCAGCACGGGCAATACCCATTTATCGTAACGCCACTGGAGCGTACCAGCAAAAGGCTCTACTCTGCCAGGAGTCTGCCAGAGTTGGCAGAGTCATACCAGCAAGTTATCAAAGCCGAGACGGACGCAAGTATTGATAGACAAAGCTTGGCGACTATGCCACCACTGAAGCATACAGTGGGACGCAAACCAACCAAGTACGGGCCAGCAGTACGGGTTCCAGTACTTAGGATGGACGAGATCCAATGGGATCAACCACCACGATACGACCCAGGTAGCTATGTGCTGCGTGAATACATTGAGACGAACCTGAATAGATACTGGGGACGTAACGCCAATGGTGTTGATCCTATTGAGGCACAGGTAAAGCAGCAATACCTCGTGGATATTGTGCTGAACCACGTCAGGAAGATATTTAACCAAGTGTATTCACTATACCAGCAGTTCGGCCCAGATGAGGAATATTTCCGAGTTGTTGGTGTGGATGACCAGCAGAAGTACACCAAAGGTAAAGCGGGTGAACGCTACGACTTTTGGATAGACTTTGATATTGGTACGCAAGATCCTGCACAAGTCTTGGAACGTGCAAAGGCTACAGCCGAGCTAGGACAAATGCTTGATAGATCAGGCACACTGGACACTCAGCAGTTATTGCAGATTGTTGTAGGGCAACTCTGGCCAGGGGCAGCAGACAGAATGATTCAACCCGTTGAGCAAGCACAGGAGAAAGCAGTGGCAGAGGAACGCCAAACCATTGCTGAGTTGGTTGCAGGTGTACCACCGAATGTAAGACAGGACGATGCACACCAAATCAAGATGCAAGTCTTTGAGCAGTGGGCAGCACAACCTGACATCCAGCAGAAAATGCAACAAGATCCAGCATTGGCTGAACGTGTAATGCAGTACCAGAAGCAACGACAATTCCAGATTCAACAAAAACAGAATGCCCAGATCGGTCGGACAGGTACAGCACCTACGGCATACGGGCAGACAGCACAACAGTAATGGCACAACGAACCGCAGAGAACCGCAACCAAGGCCCACTGTGTAAGAGTCTACTCACACGGAAAAGGCAACCACCTAAAAAAACTAATGGAGAGTTAATAAACTACAGGCAGTTAAAGAAGGAAGTAGATGCTGGTGCAGAGTATTTCTGGAGTCAACCACACAGGGAAGGCATTAAGCCAATCAAGATAGACTCGAATGACTTTTTATTTAAATGAACGAGCAAGATAAAAGGAAGAACCTCCTTCTGGCAATAAATGCATTACGGGATAACCCACACTTTGTATTATTGCGTGAGGAAATTGAACAGCACTACGAGGTGGCAAAGGCAGCAACGCTGGAACCTTCTCGCAAAACAGATGGCGATGTAGCTACTGG